ACCTGGTACGAGTAGGATCGACGGGGCCCTTATATCCCGTCCTTTGAACAATAAATAGTGTTTTTGTACAAGTGCCCTCCTGCCTATCGGCTCCGCGGATGAGTGCAAGCTCCCCAGCTTCCTCATGCTGTTTACGTAGGACTACTCGTGGTTTCGTTTTCTGTCCATTGGACCCTAAGCCCATGGTGTTCCGTCTTTATTACATATAGGTTTCGTTGGTCTGTTGTTTGGATTGCTCCTAGTCAACATTCCTCGTCCTTCCATGTAACAAGTGGCCTTACCTTGGGTCGCTCTGTTATTTATAATTCGCTCTTTCCAAGAATTCTTGGAAATCCTCGACTTAAATTCCTTGTACTTTTGGTACTCCGTCTTGTAGTATTCCTTGACTGCATTTGGGTCATTTGGATCCTGTGGGGCGTGATAGATATCTCGGTTCTCCTCATAAGAAGCCTTAGCATCCCATGAGTGATAAGCATCTAGCTTCCTGAAAGAATTGTACAAATTCGGTATTGCCGAATTCATGATTCCTCCAGGATTACCGATAACCTTCGAGAGCTTGTTAAGGGTTCTGTAAACCCAAGTGCTAGCTTTAGCATCTATGCCCTGTTTTAATTGGGCATAGACTGCTAAGCTAGCATCTACAGCATCTCTCTGCTGACCCGGTAGTCGGGTGTCAGCTTTCAGCCTCCAGGCTTCCTTTGTTCTCCAGTCGGCCGTATCAGCAGCTTCCATCCATATCCAGGGATTTGCATTCCTGGGTATGACGTCATACATATTGATGTCCGACTCTACAGCCATTTCTACTAGATCTTTCTTGAAGGAATTTAGTTCCGTTTCTGTATTAAAAAGATTGTAGTCAAATAACTCTGGGTGTGGTTGGTAATAGAGTCCACTTGGGTCTAGTTGTCATGTGACCAGTGGCATCTTAGTTACAGCTTGTTCTACATTGTCTATCTGTGTCTTGTTTGGTTTTGGTCCTGTCGTAGCAACATTGTACCATATAGAGTCACTCATTGGTATGTATTCCATACATTGCCATGTCTCAAATCTATATGTAACAGCGCTCGAATTCGGCGAAAATGAAAGAGCCACTGAGTCCCAATCCTCATCATAAAATGTCATAGTACCTGCTGTACATGTAGATTGGTTTCCTGTTGTAGCGGCCGTATAACCGCCGTTGACCAATGCTCTGACATCACCATCTACTGGGTTTACACCCAAAGTGGTGAGAACAGGTAGCACGGATGTCTCGAAAACCTCTTTCCATGTATAAGCAGTGTTGTTCTTACGAACAATGCCTTTAGGCACTGTCTCTGGACGAACACTTATCGTGTCCTTTCCAACAGCATTCTGTGAGAGTGGGGCCATCAGCAACGCTTTGGTAGCCTGACCAATTGATGATGTCGCGTATGGTGTCACTGTTCCAGTAATAGGAGCAGCGAACGATACGGTTCCTTTAACCTTATCTACAATACCGTCATATCTTATTCCTTTGGAATTTACAGTGACTAGACCACCACAAGTGGAAGCTGGGCCAGTATATACCAGTCTCCATGCCATAGATGTTACTCTGGCTTTAGAAGCTGACATCAACTGACTCGACTGTGGTCTCCATGGTGTGTCGTTCCAATACGGGGCCGCTTGAGTGAAATTAATCGGCAGCCAAGTATTTCCTTGCACCGGACTGGAGAAGTTAAATCCTGACGTTATATTGCCAGGAGCAAAATCTCCTCCAGGATTACCTGTGGTAGCATTGGTACTAGTTAATGATACAGATGACAATATATTATTAGGAAACTGAATAATAGCGTTGTAAGGCTGAGCCGGCAATGTGTAGATATTAAAAGCTGCATTAGCTGGAATGGTGATATCTGTATATGAATAGAAATCCATAACAACACGTGGATCAGAAACACCATCAGGTATCATTGATCCAGACATATTGTGGGTCCATGGCGATAATCTGCACATAGCCCAATCATGACTGTCACCATTCATGGCAGCCTTAGACTTCGTTCTTAAAGCTTTATCTACGGAGGCAGTTGAGCGTGTGGTACCCATTGTATTTCGCAATGGTGGACCTGTTCTGACCACGGCCTGTGCCTGACGCGCTCTATTTTCTCTCCTTTTGGCATTGCGTTCTCTTCGTTTCTTAATTTGTTGTGGGGTAAGCTGTTTCTTAGCCCTATTATTCCCATTCTTCAATGGCATTTATTGTTTGTATTAGTTTAGTTCTGTTTAATTTAAGTGGAATTTCTTATATTTGTTGATAAATCGTTTCAAGTTGGGGGAACTTGTAATGTCCCCGGCTAGGGATTCTTCCATGGCTACTTGTTGTTCTATACTATAGCCAAAAGCAATCTCAAAATCCCTTCGAGTTTCCATAGTAATCTCTACGATGTTGATTTCCCCTCGATTAGCTATGATAGCCGGGTTTTTATCAACACTACCCAATGGTCGTTGATACCCTCCTTGGTCTAACATCCAACAGGACCATGCCTGGAGGATTGGGACTCCTTTATTAACTGCTAATTCGCATAATCCTACACCTGCTATAAAACGATCCAAGCATTTTAAATACTTGAGATCGCAATAGCAGGATCTAGACATGCATCGCAAAGGATTCCTTATCATCCTCCAATCCAAGCTTCCGCCATCGGTTAGTACCCTAATAGGACTCGTTTGGCAGTAGCTTATCTGTTGGAACGTGTCGGCTATAACTTCTATCTTACATTCCATATTGAAGTGTTTGAACTGGTCTAATTTCCCATCTAACAAATGATAGTCATCGTGTTCCATTATAATAACGGAATCATCTCCATTCACATGTATACGGTAATTCGTAACTCCATTCACTTCGCACCAAGTGGAAAGCATTCCATAATTGGTGGTTGTATTTCCTTCAGAAGTAGTATATTCACCCGACATTCTATAACCTTTAGTTTTGTATTTTAATCCATTTTTGGTGTATCCCTTATTTATTAGTTGTTTCTTTAAAACTTGTTCTAATACTCTGTTATTCTCGAACACATTAAGCCAGTACTCATGCTCAGCTTCCAGCAATGCCACTATATAATGGCCGTCGAATTTGCTCTCATCGACGCATACAGCAATAGGGTTTCTAAACATGTTCCAAGAGTCCATAAGAACCCTAGCCACTCCTGCGTTGTCGTATGTCTTAGTGTATACTGTTCTCAGGTCTTGTCCATTAATCATCCTCACATTGCCATCCTTGATGGCTAGCGAGTGATTCAATATGAACGACTTGAGTAAGTACATATATTCGTACGATCTAAACTGAATCATTCTTGGTGGTTTGGATTCGTCTGCCTTGGTCTCCGACATTTTCTCCCATTTAACAAAGGCGGAAATTCTGGATAGTTGATCGTCCAGCGTTTTCCTTCCTTCTTTTAGCGATATGTATGCTTTCCTATACCTTTCTTTAATCCTGGTTCTGGTGTTCTCCATAACGGCATCAAAATCTGAGTGCCTACTCAGATACGGTCTTACCAATGATGCTATGGTTCTGAGTTTAAGTCTCATATGATTCATCATATGGTTGTTAGCGTTAAACTCGGGGTTTGGTGGTATCGTGTGGCGATTTATTAAGCCCGACACCTCGTTGCATGCGCAGTTGTTGTAGTATGTTTGTTTATCCATACCATCAAACTGAAACAGCTGTAGATAGTGTTGCTGTTTATGTGACCCTAGCGATTCGCTACTGAAAACCAGCGTTTCGGATGTGTAGTTCTTCGGTATACACCCGGCGCAGCAAAATGCTGGTTTAATCTCTAAGGCCCCTCAAGCGTTCAAAGGATTAGCCGTCGGTAATTTAACACTCTTAAGGATTCCTCCCATAGAAGAGTGCTCAGCGTACGTCCTCTTTATTGAGTCCATAACGCTGGTTTTACCTAAATCTCCGGCTAATGTTTTGTTCAAATGTACCATGTTATCATAATTCTGTCCTTGCTTCAGATATTGACGAAACTTCATCTCCTGTTCGTTGATCATAAAAGCAGCCATTACTGATTGCGTTAGAACTAGAAAATCAGCCTCTGTATCACAAGGCATTTTCTCTCTAAGCATCCAGATTCTAGCATCGTTGACCATGGTGTTAATCAATGTTCTATCCCTAGCTTTCATGAAGAATTTTATCTTCAAAAAGTTGGTCAATCTCGAATAACACTTTATCATTTTCTGTCTCTTAACTACTTTAGTGATCTTCCTATCGAAGAACTGGAAATAGTCATCAGCTGCTTTCTCTAACGTGTGGTTGCCATCATCGAGGTTACATTGGCAAGCCACTGTTTCCTCATCCGTTCCGCAACACGTTGAGACATATTTTCGAGCTGGTTTCTTATCATTCCATTTCTTTTCCTCAGCTATGATGGCTGTTCCATCACCTGAAGCTCTCGCCACGAAGTCATCCCTGTCAAACATTGGTACGTTTTCCATTAGAAATTCATCTTTATCACATTCATCTTTCAATGATTTATATTTATTGATGAGTTCTAATGTGGACTGTTTCGACTCTACTCCACCGATCTTATAGTGGATAGGGTCTTCAGTAACCGCTACGTACTTGTCTCCTCCGGTCTCGTTTAGGATGGCTTTAGTGGCCTCGTGCAAATTTTTCATACGATTATTTTTCCTCTTCATATAGAATACTATAGATTTTAGTTTTTCCCGTACGCCAGGTTGAGCGTGTGTCCCGGGGAGAACACCACCCAACATTGCATGTTTCGTTAATTGTGATTTCATATTTGTATATATCGCGTGGTACAAGGCCTTACGACTTTTGGCCCGCTCGGAAATCCTGTGTCTATAACTAGCTAGTAGGCTACTACACAAGACGCTCTGATGCGTGATTGATCTCTACACCCACTTTAGTTGGTGCTTTACTATCAGTTCGACCTTATTCTGCTGAGTACAGTAAAGGTCGGGATAATGTAATGTGGTCTCCGGTTTGGGCTGCATTGTGTCTTATGCTTGACCGGCTAC